CAGAATTACCTGTCGTGACCGATTTCCCGGAACCGAAAACCCATCTGACGCATTTTTACAAACCAGTTCACAACAGCCTGATGGTTGTTTGTTGGCGCGTTGCACATATCCAGCCATCCGACTTCCTGCCAGCCGAACAGCGGGATGGCGTCCTTATCTGCCTTTTCCGCTGCGGCGATGATCGGGAACCACGCATGCGTGATGCATATATCCACGCCTTTGTATTCTCCGTATATGGCGGCAGCTGTCAGGTCGTGCAGCTTGGAAAGGTCTGCGCCGCCGTACCATCGGATCGGCAGTTTGGCCAAATGCTGGATCTTTTTTTCGATTGTCCATTTTGGATCGATGCTTAGCTTTCCTTCGGCTTCTTTGTTGCTGATTCTGAATTTGTCGACGTCAAAGTATGCTTTGACTTGTGCCGTAAACACATTCAGACTTTTGGCAAAAAAGTCTTTTCTCTGCTGCGGATCCGCCTCTGCCTGTTTGGCGTCATTCATGATGTCCGCCGGCCTGATTGTTACGCGATAGTTCGGATTGGCCTTTTCGTGCTGCTCCGCGCTCAGATAATCCACATTTCCGCGTTCGTCTTTTTCCGCACAGCAGATAAATGCAAACAGGTTTTCATTGTCAAAAGTTCCGTCGTTTACAAGCGTTGCGTACTTTAATCTCTGCGCACAAAAGCTGGTTCCGTCATCACCTGCTGTAGTGATGCCGATAACCAGCTTGTTTGTATATGCTTTTGTTGCTTCCTTCAGGATGTTGTATTGTTTTGGCGTTTTGTATGCATGCAGCTCGTCTGCAACGATAATGTTTGCATTCAGCGAATCCTGTCCGTCTGGGTTTCCCGCCAGCGCGTTCAGCGATATCGCTCCGCCAGCAAAGTCTTCGTTGCTTACGACATGCTCAAAACTGTTATCCGCGATTCTCCATCCTGCCGCCTGCGCCTTTTTCTTGCCGGCATACATCGTGTTTTCGATGTTGTACTTCCAGCTTTTGTACGTCTCTTTTGCCTGTTTCAGCTCCGCTCCAACCACATAAACGGTTGATGCGCTTTCGCATTGCAAAACCGCCAGTGCAAACGAAAGCGCGGCAATCAAAAGCGTTTTTCCGTTCTTTCGCGGTATGAATATAAAAGCCTCTTTTACAACGCGTTCCTGCGTTCCTGGATACCAGAAAATCAGCATCCCGTAAATGCAGAATTTTTCCCACGGTTCCAGCAAAAAAGGCTTGCCGCGCAGCGACAAACCCTCCAGCGTTTCTCCTTGCCTGTGCTTAAACGCCGTTTCTATAAACCCGATTACAAAATCCGCGTCTTTTGTGCGTATGTCATACTTTCCGCTTTCCACCATACGTAGAAAACGTTCGCATCCTGTTATGCGTTCTTTATTCGCCAGAATGCTTCCTTCAGCAACGCCTTTCGCATATGCCAGCACCTCCGCCGCATACTTGCCGTCAATCATCCGCTTCTCAGCTTTCTGATCGCCGCCTCAATCGGGCTTTCCTTGTTGTCCTGCACTAACGCGTCGCCCAGTTTCCTGAGGGCCGCCGGCGTAAGTCCCAGTTCTCTTTCGTGCACGATCAGTTCTGCATATGCGTCTTCTATCGCTTTGATCATGGGGTTTGGCACAAGGTTTGTTGCTCCGTACTTGTTTGTGTATTGCACAAATGGTTCCATTCCGCTTTTTTCATACTGTTTCTCAAGCTGCTCCAGCTTTATGTACAGCCTGGCCGTTCTCTCGATCAGCGCGGCATATTGCGGCTTGTACGTATTAAGCGCCTTCATGCGGTCCACAATCAGCCGCCTTTTCTTTTCGTACGGTGTTCTTTCCGGCTTTGAACGGTTCTGAGCGGCTGGTTTTTTCGCGTGCGCGCCCGCGCGCGCGTCTTTGGAAGCTTCGCCTTTCATTTTCGCCTTACCCCCTTTCCCCAAATTTTCCCCGTGTATATAAAGACTGGCCCCCACCGGTGCGTTACCCCCAAATGGTCAGTACTCAGATGGGCGGGGGCCTCTGTTCTTCCCGCCTTTTTCCGGGTGTTCTTTGTTGTGGCACTTTTCGCAAAGCGCTTTTCCGTTTTCCACAACGTAACGATATTCCGGCCATTCGTCCGCATGCAGCACATGGTGCGCTACAGTCGCTGGCACAGGCTCTCCATTCGGCAGTTTTCTTCCGTATCTTTTGCATTCCACGCATAGGTATCCCGCTTTTTTCAGCACTGCTGCGCGCCACATCTTATGCCGTTTTCTGTGATAAAAACTGCTCTGATCGCTTATTTCTTATCACTCCTGTTCTATCTTCTCGTCCCCACCACCGAGGAGTAAGGGCATCGCCCTGGTCCCGCAGGCACAACACATATCTCCTGCGCCGCTCATATGGCGAAGCGTGCAGGATTCGAACCTGCGGAAGCTTATGCTTCTGCGGTTTAGCAAACCGCTGCAATCGTCCACTCTGCCAACGCTTCAGGTATTACGAACAAAAAGAGCGCGGGCCTGCCGCTCTGGCCGCCCGCACTTTTGACACATACATCATAGCATATAAAAACCGGAAAATCAGGAATTTTCGGAAAGCCCGTCAAAAAAGTTATCCGCTCTTTTGCGCATTGCATCTCCGCCTACGTCCTCACCCATCTCAGCAGCCACATCATCCCAGCTCATCTTGACCGGGTATGTATACTTCAGTTCCAGCATCAGCTTTGTATCCTCATCCCTCACAGCCTCTATGATCCTTCTCACCTTCGCCCGTCTCTCCATTAGCTCCTGGATCTGCTTCAGGATCTCCGTCTCCTCCGCCGCATTTCTGCCGCAAACGGTCATCGGGTGCGCGGTATACGGCCACTCCGGGCTGCTGCCCTTCACCGTGTCGGTCAGGTTTTCCATCTCCTTCAGCTGCCGCTTTTTCAGTTCGATCCTTTTCCCCATCGCCCTGTACTGCTCAAACTCACCGCGCACCGTTATCCCTCCTGTTCCTGCTGCCTTTTTGGTGTTATCACCTCCCGCTCATATAGTCGGTGATCAGGCTGATGGCTTCATCGCATCCCCTGCACACAGCGGCCACATACCCCTGCGCCACCAGCGCGCTGATCCACTCCAGCTGGTCCTTTGTGACCCGGCTGTTTTTCACCCTTTTCAGTTCGATGTACAGCCCGTGATGCCCGCCCCTTGCCACCGGCAGGCAGATATCCGGCACTCCGCTGCGCAATCCCTCCGCCCTCATGCGTGCGCCGGTTGTTCGGCTTCTTTTCCCCTCGTTTGGGATGTGGTACAAAAGCCCCAGTTCCGGCCATCTGCCCTCCATCAGTTTTGCCCATTCAAAAAGCGTTTTCTGTTCCCTGCTTTCTGTGGGAATGGGCGAGGCGTCACGCCAGTCGTTCATGATGGTCATTCTTTATCCCTCATCATCAAGCATTTGTTTTCGTCCGCTGGATACACCGTATCCGTTCCCGGATCATACTCGCACCACCCGCAGACCGGGCATTCTCTGCACTTTTCGCTGATCATATGCCATACACCTCGTGCAGCCGGTCGTATATACGGCGTATTTCCATGTGGCTCAGTCCGGTTTCCTGCTTCAGCTGACCATAGTTCAGGTTGATGCAGTTACGGCGGATGAACTCCGCTTTCTCGCGCATGGTTTTTAGCTTTCGCACGTTCTTTTCCGGCATTTGCTGCTTCACTTCCGGCATTTCCACCGGCTCCTCCGCCACTCGGATGATCCTTTTTTCGTATTTTCTTAGTGGCTTCACCGGCTCTGCCGTTCTCGGTATCAAATACGCATAGCTATTGGGGCCTCTCGGTACTTGAATCACGCCTGGCAGTTTTCCCTTTGCGCACCAGTTCCGCACAGTATCAACTTCCATGTTCTTTTCCTGCGCGTACTGCCGTGGACTGATCATATCGTCCATTGGTTATCTCTCCTTCGCGTTTTCCTCGCAAACGCCGCGCCATTCCCAATTTTCTCCCTCATCACACGGATCAGGTGATACGCATCTACAGCTGCCTATTCTTGTAATAAGCCCATGCTTGCAAGTCCAGCACATGCCTTCGCTATCCAGCTTGGTTCGCTTCCACTCGGAAAGCGCCGCATCCCTCTCCCGCTCAACCTGGGCAAGATCAGCCTGAGCATTTTCGATTGCCTTCAGCGCAATTTCCCTTGCGTTGGATGCTCTTGTTGCGGCAACAGTTCCGTCATCCTTGTCAAAATCATACGGCTCAACATCAAGCCATTTATCAACAGAGTGCATGACACCAAGAAGGGTGTATTCAAGCTTGCTGTTTCGTTCTTCAAGCTGCTGGATGTATGCAAGGGCATCGGCATGCAATTTACCCGCGCAATCAACGCCGTTCGACAAGGAATTGAAATACGGGCATTTCCCATTGCAGCCATATGCATCATTGACACATTGTTCCAGCCCTTTCTTTATCTCGTCAGGCGTTTTCATTTCTTCACTCCTCCCTCGGTGCTTCTGGCAGCGGCATCCAGTGGGAAACAAAGTAAAACATATTTTCCTTCATTTCTCCGTTTTCACAGAAAAACCAGTTGTTGTGGGAGCAATATGCCATGTGGATGAACTCACCATCAGTTACAAAAACAGCTGGTATCGTTCCGTCTGCGTCTGGTTCCGGCAACCTGTCCTTCACGCTGATCCATCGCGATATTATTGACGGGTTGTTAATCAAATCAATCGCTGCATTGAGAGCGTCATACTTTTCAGTACGATTAGGGTCTTCATACGCATTGCCAGCTTTAGGAATGCAATTTTCACGCATCTCCAACAGCAGTCTGGTAATTTCCGTCGTGTCATAGTTCTTTTTCGGCATCATGTCAGCCATTGGAATCCTCCTTCCAGTCGTCAAGTTCCCATTCGGATGGTTCGGTAAAGAACCTGCAATAATGTTTGCCCATAAACGGGCATTCGTGCGGTTCTATGCAGTCTTTACGAGAAGCGCAATACTCCTGTATTTTCATCAATGCTTTTGCTGCACCGCTCCATTTTCTTGCAATGCTCATTTCCTCCACCTCCGGTTCATCCCCTTGATGATCTTCCTCATGCGCCGGTCCTGTACAAAACTTTCTTTGTGCGGATCCTCGCGCGCCGGCTTTTCCATGCCCAGCAGATCCAGCATTTTCATGCCGTAACCGCAGGGGCTTTCGCACTGCTGGCACATTTCCGGCTTCACGCTTTTGTAGCTCACGGCCATCTCGCACAGCTTCGGTCTCAGCTTCCGCACCTTTTCCCGCACATCCGGCGCCATGTCCTCCATCCGCGTATGCATCACTCCTTTTTGCGGCTTCTCGCCCGTTCTAAGGGTTCCTCTTCCTCCAGCCTCAGATAGGCAGCGTATTGATAAACACCAAAATTGTTGTCGATGTTGCTGTAATACGGCAAAAGCATGTAGCCTTTTTTGGCGTTTGGTTCTTTACTGAAAAGCCGCCTGTTCACTTCGTGCTTTTCAACCTTCGGCTGAATCAGGTTTTTGGTATAATGCCAGCGGTGCTTCCCCTTGCTTCTGGGCTGCTTTACGCTTTCCAGTGCTTCCTCTCCCTGCGCGCCGCGCTTTGGCTTGTGCTCCTCGTTCACATAGCGGATCAGTCCGGCAAATCCATCGCGTGATTCATCTGCGGTATCCATGTGGATCCTTCTACCCCGGTTTCCCCATATCTCCTTCAGCTCTGAGTGGGTCAGCCCGCCATTCATCAGGATGTGGATATGCCAGCAGCTTTGCTTTTCTGCCCATGCCATGGCACGCAGCGGCTTCAGGTGCTTCTTTTCCCTTTTCCGGCGTAGTCGGCTGAACAGGTTTCGGATTTCCTTGTCGACCTGGTCTCCGTCCACTGGTTTGGCAAAGGTAAACGTTGCAAATGTATCGTTGTGCTTGTAGCTGAAATTGGCAGCTGCCAGTCTCTGCTGCCGTTTCTGGGAGTTGCGTTCATTCTCCCGCACCATCTCTTCCACGGTCGGGTTTACATTTGCGCTTCGGGCGAGCTTCTTGCCCTGATTGGCTGAGTAGTACACCTCTATCTCCAGCAGCGGACCGCTGCGTGTTGTTTTCTTGAAGTATGGCATTCGCTCTCCCCCTTTCGTACGTCTCCCGCAAAGGCCAAGGGGCAGCGGGGGACACCGCTGCGGCGGTTTCCCCCTGTTGCCCCTATGGCGTACCCCCTCCCCCTTCCGGGATGGTTTCCCCTTCCGTGTGCATGAATTTAATATCGTTTACAAGGGGAGAAGGGACTTCTCCGCGTCCCTTCAAAATCTGTTTCTTCCTATTTATAAATCATCCCGTTCATGCCTTCGGTGTCTCAGGCCTCGGGCACCATGCCCCGCATGTGTCGCCCACAATACGGTCCAGCGTTGTGAACACCGCGCATTCCTTATGCATCACCCTGTAAAACTGGGGCTTGTAGTTTCCGCACGTCGGGCAGCACTTTGGGATCCTCTTCGGTTCGCCACATGGTTTGCTGTTCATGCTGCACAGTCCCTCCTTTCTGCCGTTCGAAAGCGTTGCGCGCCGCCTGGGCAATGTGCCACAGATCATCACACAGGCCTTCGGTCATCCAGTTTGTTTCGGGCATGATGGATGCAATGGCCTGATAGCCCTTTTTGGCCACCAGCACCACGGCCCCGCTGGGCAGCGTTCGGCTCCACCATGTAACATCCTTCTCCTTATCGATCACGCGCTTGTAATCCGCGTTGATGAACAGCAGCCCGCTTTGCGTGTAGACCGAAAGGATCTTCGCCCACGGCAGCCGCAGTTCCACTTCGGTCACGCTGGCCTCGGCGTCCGTCTGGCCGTTGTCCGCCGTCAGCAGCGACAGACCGATGCCCATCTGCTTCGAAAACACGCTGTACTCCTTGCGCTTTTCCAGCGGCACATCCAGCACCGCCAGCAGCTCGTCCCCGTCCATCTGCGCAAAACCGTCCAGCGGATACACAGCCATGCCCACCATCACATGCTGGCGGATGATCTGTCCGTCCTGCTCCGTGTTGATCAGCACGATGCTCTTGTGTTCCTTGGCCAGCGCGGCCAGTCTTGTGATTTTCATGGTTTCCTCCCTGATAAAGCAGCCTGGCGGACTGTTTTGGCACATCCAGCCCAAGATTATTCTTTTCTGCCCGGCTGCAGTTTGTCGGGTGCGCCGGCGTTGATCCGGCCCCGCGCCTGTTCGCGGCACCCGTTAAGAATAGGGAGCCTTAGACGCAGCACCCATCTGCGCAGGCTCCCGCCGAAGTCCCATGGCGAACGATCGGCTGGGCTTATAGCCCCATGGAGGGGGTGTCTCAAACCCCTGGTGGGCGCTCTGGGATTCGAACCCAGATCAGCGAGCTTATGAGGCCCGTGTCCTGCCGTTGATCGAAGCGCCCGCAAAGGCTTCCCCTTGAGGGGAAGCTGTCACCGCAGGTGACTGATGAGGTGGAACTGCTTGTCTGCGATCCTGCCTCTGCGTTGTGCGGCGCGCGTTTTCCACTCCACGCGCCGCGGGTTGATTTACATTGATTTATGCCCTACTACTAATTTTGGTGTTCTATGATTGATATACGGATCGTTCGCGTTCTGGCCGCCGCCATGGATCGCATCTACATGCCGGTCACCGAGGTGTGCTGTCTCATTCTTATTCCTCCTCGAACATACTGATCTGTTCTGTTCGTTCCATCCGTCTTTCCCACCCAACGCCGATATAGCTCAACACTGCACCGAAACCGACATCATACATCCAGAAACGCCACGCCTTTTCGTTTTCTTCTCGCAATACATCGAATCGGTGCGGTCTCTGCTCCATGTGAATGCCAAAGCCGCATATATCGCAGCCGGTTCTTTGCGCTCCTGTGGTATAGAGCTTTCCATCGATTCCCGTTTTGATCTGGCCATAAATGGCGGGGATAATTGTTTCAAGCGGTTCCCCTGGAAAAAGATCCAGATGCTCGTGATACCATTGATCCATTTCCTTCGCAAGTCGGAGCAGATCATCGCGATAGAAAATGGCGAACGGGCAGCTTCGCTTTGTTCCCGGGCTGATGTAATTGCACCCGTGCAGCATAAGCGCCTTTTGCCTTCTGCCGCCTTCGGAAGCCATCAGGCCCATGTATGGGAAGCTGGCGGTTTCTTTTGCATAATCATTGCAAGGTTTTTCTTTTAGGTAGTAGCAGCATTTATCGCTTACCTTGAACGGTGCTGCCTTATACCCCTTTTCAGCTCCTTCTGAATCCGCTCCGCCGAACTTTTTGAGCCATACATCACTCATTTTCATTCGGCTGTTTGTCTGCCATCCTCCGTATTCGCCCGTTTCTCCTGTAATGATGGCGTGGCGTACAGTCGCGTTATCTGGTGTCGGGTTTTGCAGGAGCGCTATTTTCCCGGCGATTTCTTTGCTCAAAATGGGGAAACCGAACTCTTTGATCACCTCATGCTTTGTCCAATGCTTACCATCTTCTCGTTTGGCTGGCTTCAGAGCTTTTACACCAAGGGCACGATGTACACGCTGTATACTTGCGTTTTCCAAAGAAGATACGGACACAGCCGGAACATCAATCCCTATACTCCGAAGAAACAGGTAGAGCGTTATGCTGTCCAGCCCACCAACAGCCACATATGCATTTCCTGCAATCTCAGGATGATTGTAAAAATCCCACGCGCGTGTTTCGGCGTAATTTCTCTTGAATGCATAATCCTGTTTCTGTTTGACCACAAAATCAGCAATGATCTTTTCAGAACCCGCTTTTTTCATCTGGTCGAAAACGTTATCTGCCATGTTTTTCAGCTCTCTTTTGCTTTCATCTGGAGCGACAAACGGGCCTCGAACCCGCAACCCCCGGCTTGGAAGGCCGGTGCTCTGCCATTTGAGCTACTGCCTCATATTGCCTTCCCCTTGAGGGGAAGGTGTCAGCCAAAGGCTGACGGATGAGGTGGAAACCTCAATCATTCAAAACCACGACATAAGTCCGTTCTGCTGCTCGTGCATAATAGAGTATCCGGAAAATAAAATCATTTAGGTTTTCACTTCTGATGAAGGCATCAATCAAACGAAGTTTAGCCAAGCCAAGATAATAATCATTCACACATTCTGTTTTGAATTTTTCTAACTTTGCGATTGCCTCTTCGCTAAGCCCTGTATCTTCGCAAAGAATCCTAATGTTAGGATTAGGACTTTTAAAAGAGGTTCTGCCAAGTAAATAATCAACAGAAACGTTAAAAAAATCAGCAATTGCCAAAAGCTTTTCAGCAGTTGGTTGTGTGCTTCCCATTTGGTATTGGGCTACTGTTTGACGAGCTATGCCAATACCTTTGGCAAGTGTTTGCTGTGAAACGTTTTTTTCGATCATTAATCGATTCAACCTTGACTGAAAGATGTTTGCTTCCATATTGGCACCTCTCAAATGTTAGATTTGTGTGCAAAATATTTTTATTCCGCATACTCTCCGCGGATCCATGCCGGATCAACCCCCGGCCAGAACCAGCACTTGTACCAGCCGTCCTTTTCGCCGATCACTTCCACGCCGCGCCCGGTGGTGATCCTGCCTGTCATCCGGTAGCGCAGTCCGGGCCCTTCGTGCATCATGCAGCTTTGGGTGATGGTCGCCCACTGGCATGTCACGGTCGCAGTCTTCGGCTGCACGTCCTCCGCCTGCGCGGTAAGCCGTGCGCATCTGGCAGCGGTCGCACAGGCCTGCGCGCCTACGGCTGCAAACATCAAAACCAGTACTGCCACTGCGGCGATGGCCTGCCGTTTCCACGCTCTTGTCATGCCCTGCCTCCGATCAGCACCAGTGCCAGCGCCACCGTCAGCAAAAGCATCAGCCATGCGGTCAGCCTCTGGCCAGCAGGCAACGGCTGCTTTCTGGGAATCCTGTGCCTTTTGTACATGTTGCTTTTCATGCCTGTGCCTCCTGCATTTCCTTTTGCTTGTTCTCCCAGTAAATGCGCTCATGCGCCTTGCGGGCTTTCGCCCAGGCCGCGGGCTGATCGGCCGCCAGCTTGTCGTTGTGCACCCGTACCACCACTCCCTTGGGCATTCCGTGGCAATTTTCGCTTGTGTAAGTCACTGCCAATGCCATACCATCAGCCTCCTTTGTATCATCCTATTCGGCCTGAGCCTGTCCGCTTGCGTTCCCTTCCCCTTGAGGGGAAGGCGTCAGCCGTTCCTTCTTCATGCCTTCCCCTTGAGGGGAAGGTGTCACCGAAGGTGACGGATGAGGTGTATAACCCCCTCTACCTTCCCGCTATCCACGCTTCCGCCTCGTCAATGGCTGCGGAAAGCATTTCGTGGGGCTGCACATCCCAGACGCGGTTATCGCCGCAAAACAACGTCCATTTGCGCCGCTGAGGTTTCCCGGCCCCGTTCGGCTCCATCATGCGGCGCATGTTGTAGCCGCCGGGCGCGTCCCGGTGGTAACGTGTGGCGCTGCCCACCTTGCGCGGGATCCAGATGGGCGGGTACTCCCTGCGTTTCATGCCTCCGCCTCCCGCAGGGCTTTTTCCAGCATCTCAATCTGCGCTTCCAGGTTGTGCTTCACCGCTGCGCTGTCAAAGTCCATATACAGCTTACCGATCACGTGTTCCAGTTTCCCGGCCAGATCGTTTCGTTTTGCTTCCATGTTGGTCTCCTTTTACTTGATCCATAGTTGACTGGCCCGCACGGCCATATAGCGCCGCAGGCCGCTTCCCCTTGAGGGGAAGCTCCCGCGCAGCGGGTGATGAGGTGGAAAGCCCCATCACTCCGCCTGTTCCTCGTTCACGCCCTCGCGTGCCTGAATGCCGGCGGCGAAGCCGTACAGCAAAAGCACGTTATCGCGCTTTTCGCCGGGTTCCATGCCCTTCAGGCGTTCTGCCAGGGCAGTCTGTTCCTTTTGGTACATCATGGCTGCTCACCTCCTTTCCTGTTGCCCTCCGCCCAGCGCCGTGGTATCATTGGCGTGAAAGGAGGTGATTTCTTTGGAACTGTCTTTTGCTGATCGTATGGCCATTGTGGCTGCTGCCGGAAACTTCTATCAAAACTCTCTTCCTGATGAGCTTCCGCTTGCAAAATCCATCAACAACCTTGCCCTTCGCATTTCTACCGGGAAATGCAACGGTCTAACGTTTGAACAGCTTGTCCACATCCGCTGTTGCCTTGAAGAATATATAGAGGACTTCCCTGATGATTCTTTGCCTCAGCAATCGCTTCTTTCACGGCTTCCGGCCCTTCCGCCTTTTGCCTGATCGTTACCACGTATTCCGCCCCTTTGCGGGCGGCTTTTTTGCTTTCTTTCTTCATGCTCTGCCTCCTTGGTGGGTGATCCGCTTCGCGGGGTGGGGCGGATTTAATCCGCCCCGGTTACGCGCTCTTTTCGGGTGTAATTGCTTCGCGGCTCATGATTCCTGCGAAGAAGCCGCTCATGGCCGCTTTTGCAATCTCCTTTTTTTCAGGCGCGTTTTTCACCAAGTCTACTCCTACGCGCATTTCTTCCTGCTTGTTCTCAGCCTTTCTTTCCATCCTCTCACCTCCTGATGCTTTCCTTTGTAGGGGCGACCTGTGGTCGCCCGTGACAAATTCTTGATTGATTTGTTTCTTTTCTTGATTACATTATGATTATATATAACTTAATTATATTTGTCAACATGTTTTTCTTGACTTAATCAAATTTTTTTGATATTATTCTAATCGGAGGTGTTACTATGAAAGAAAGAATCCTCAAGGTCAGAAAAGAAGCTAAACTTTCTCAGTCTGATTTTGGAAAAATTATTGGTATTACTGGTAGCTCTGTATCTCTTATCGAAAGCGGAAAAAACAACCCCAGCGACCAAACCATTAAGCTTATCTGTTCGGAATTTGGTATCCGCCGTGAATGGCTTGAGCTTGGCCATGAACCCATGAAAGAAGCAGACATGGAAAACAGCCCCGAAATGCTTGTCCCGGAGCTGGTCGCTATTCTTTCTGATAATCCCGCTCTGCTGGATCTGGCACGCCGCGCCGCAAATCTCATGACCGTTTCCGACTGGAAACGCCTGAATGCTTTGCTAAGCGAACTTCTCTATCCCAACGAAAAAATCCCGGAAGCTTGATTGCTTCCGGGGTTTTCTTTTTATTCTACTGTCTCTCCGTTTTTTATTTTCACAAGCACATAGCCGTCAGCTGCTTGCCATTCCATAACAATGTCAAAATCATCTCTTCTATACTCCTCTAAGCTACCTCCTACATCTTTTTCAATTCTTTTTTCCATTGCAGGATACGTCTCATTTTTTACATCCTCAATAAATTGTTTTTTCATTCTTTTTCCGGAACTATCTTGAAAGTCCCTTTTTGTGTATTCCGTAAGCCTGTAGCAGAAATAAAGTGTTTTTTCTTTATAGTCGTAGCTACAATTTAGCGTTATTCCATCATCTTCAAACGATGAAATGGCTGCATATAGCTGCAACATAAGATCTTGCGATGTTTTTTCTTTCTTTACTTCCCATTCGTGACTTTCTTTTACTTCATCTTTGATACCAGTGACAAATTCGAGCGGCTCTTTTCCGATGTATGTAGAAAATACTGCATTTCCATACATTTCCCTGACTTCAATTTTCATTCCATTTTCCAAAGTCAGGTATTCTACTGTATCATCATCTTTCAGCTCATAGCTTTCATGTGTTGTATCATAAAGATTTGCCAAGAGAACATCATAGGTTGCCCCTTTTTCATAAACAAGAATTTGCGTTCTGTTCCCTTTTTCGGCTCTTACTTCGTAAATACCTGCTGGCAGCTCTTCGCCTACAGTCCAGTCCCCTGCTTTAAGAATATAGGTTTTGTATTTTTCATCTTTTTTCAGAATATTGTCAATTTCATTGATTCTATCTCTTATTTCTGAAGCCGAAAGCTTTAGGATGCTGTCATCTACAGGCTGCGAAAAGCCAAAATTTTTGGAATCTCGATCGTTATTAAATACCGCCGTTCCATATTTGATGCAGATGTATTTTCCTTTTTCCATTTCAACATCAAAAAAAGAATCATCAAGCGCAGGATCAAACCCCGTTCGCTTGGGACTGTTAACCGTCTCATGCTGTTCTACATCACGGTTCGCGTGCATAGATGCACCGCCGGGCTGTAGTTTAGCCGCATACTGAATCTGAGGCCGGGCATAGTCATATGCCCAGAATGTCCATTTTCCTGCTGGTATATCTTTTCCAACCTCATATGTTCCTGTCGGCAAAAGAACCTCATCCCATTCTTCTGCATACCACAACGCCTGACAAAGTTCTTCTTTTTCCGCAATCAGGGCATTAAAATCCTCTGCCAGCGCAGAGCAGGAATACACAAGCATCACAAGCCCTATGATTAACAAAATCGTTTTTTTCATTTTGGTTTCTCCCTTCTTCTGTTTTCTGTTGCCACTATTATATGATTTTTGTTTTTTGCTGTCAACTATTGACTGGCCGCGCTTGTTCCGCTTATAATCAAACAAAAAATCAAAGGAGTATTTCGATGAAACGTTTGATTTGTACACTTATCGTGATTTTGCTTATCGTTTCTTCTGCCATGGCCGAAATTGATCTTTCTGCTATGAGTTATGAAGAGCTTGTTGCCTTAAAGGATCATGTGCAGCTTGCCATTTGGCAAAGCAAAGAATGGCAGGAAGTTGAGGTTCCAAAAGGGGTCTATGCAGTTGGCAAGGATATTCCTGCCGGAAAATGGACCATTCTTGCAGCAGATGGCTCAAAATGCTATATCAAATGGGGCGATGTGCTTGATCCATCCGGCGTTGATGTTTCGTGGAATGGTAAAATAAGCGTTTCGGAAGTTCTCTATAGCCCTTCTTATCGCTATTTTCAAAAAGACGATCCTACGCAGGTCTCTTGGGATTTAAAGTCAGGAGATTATTTTATTGTAGAAAGTGGCATTTCTGTTTTCACTCCTTTTTCCGGCGCTCCTTCTCTTGGCTTTAAATAATCGCCAATTCTCATATAAAAAAACACACGCCGTGCATTCCTTTCGCACGGCGTGTGTTTTTTCATTTACTTGCTTTTTTCTGCGTAGGCGTACAGGATCTTCAGCACGCTTGCCTGAAACATTGGGGCAATTCCCCGCATATATTCAACCGCAATTTCAATGGCTTCCTCGCTCATGGCATTCCTCTTTCTGTGCCGGGGGCACGTTTTTTTCTTTGTGCCTCCATTATACGAACATTCGTTCTCGTTTGCAAGGTGAATTAGTGTGAACTTTTTTGCGCCGCAGGCCGCTTCCCCTTGAGGGGAAGCTGTCACCGCAGGTGACTGATGAGGTGTCAACGTCCCTCATTCCTCAAGTATGTACGCTTGCATACCTACCTGCTGCCCCTGCGGTAAATCTTGCTCAAAAAATCCTCCGCCTTATCCAAAAGCGGCAGGCACCAGATCCGGCGCACCATCCTGCAGATCCGCTCCTGGGCCTCGCAAATCTCCGCGTATTCCTCGCTCTGCTCCATTGTATTCCTTCTGTATTCCTTTTTGCTCATGCATTGCACTCCTTTTGTATTTTTGATAAGATGGAAACAAATAACTTTCTTAGTTTCCCATCAAGGGTGGAGTGCCGCTGTCATATCGGCCTTTCATTCTTTTCCTCTTTCTGTCAGTCTCAAATTGGAATCTTTTTGGCATCTATACCATATGATATTTGCCATTGCAAATAAAATCCCCGATTTTTGCATTTTCACGCGAAATTTTTATATCCAACGATAGCAAAAAAGGAGTGCAAAACCATTGCCGAATACTGCAACCGCGCCCAATCCCCCGCAATTCCCCGAAACCCCACAGGAATACATCAAATATTTGTTGAAAATCCGCGGCATTTCTGTGCAAAAAATGTGTGATGACCTGTACCCAACCCTTTCCAAATCCACAGTTGATAAGTGGCTTTCCTTCCAAACCACGGAAACCTCTTTCAGCAATGTGAAAGCCATGGTCAAGCATTTGGGCGGTTCGCTGGATTATCTTGCGCAGATCGAAAACGCCGCAGGAGCGCAGCCGCCTGCTGGTTCGGTTCCGAAGGAAGCCAAAGAGGCTTTTTCCAATCATCCGTCCATGGAGCTGGCCAACTTTCTTGTTGAGTCCTACGAAAAAGAGATCCGCCGTATTAGCGATCACCACCAGCATGAGATCGAACGTGTTGCCTCTGTACATGAAAAATACCTTTCCGATGTTGTTGCCCTTGTGGAAACCGGTCGGCAGTCTCTGATCACGCAGCACAACTCCACCGTACAGCACATGACTGCTACTTGCGAGAACTCTATATCGCATATCAAACAATTATGCGATGGCATCGTAAAAGAAAAGCATGATCATCTAAAATCTTTTGAAAAGGGACGCAATTTCTGGCGCGGCTGTGCCGTTTTTTTGGGCGGTGTGGCAATTTGTATGGCTATTTGGCTTGTGTGGGAGTTCTCTAATCTGGATCTTGGCCTTACCGGCTATCTGCTCAGGCAGTCTGGCATTATTTCCAAAATCGGCGGGGGTGTGTGAAAATGGCATTTTGCGCATATGTGCGCCGTTCGCGTTTGGATTATGAGGCCGAACGTATCAGCCACGAGGACACGCTTGCCCGTCAGCGCGCTATCCTCACGGATCTGGCCGCCGCCAACCGGCATGTGATATCCGAATACTATGAGGAGGTCGTTTCCGGCGATACCATACAGGATCGTCCCCGCTGCCAGCAGCTGATCGCCGATCTGATTGCAGGCAAATGGGAGGGCGTCTATTGCACCAACATCTCCCGTCTTGCCCGCGGTGATACATCCGACCAGGGCACCATCCTGCGCGTGCTGCAGCTGACGGGTGCAAAGGTCATCACCCCGGAAAAGACCCTTGATCCCGCCAATGCCGACGATCAGTTTATGGCTGAGGTGTCGCTGTTCCTTGCACGGCAGGAGTACAAATCATCCACCAAACGCCAGCAGGCCGGCAAGGATCGATCTCTTGAGGAAGGAAAGTGCATCGCTTCCAAGGCCGCTTATGGTTATCGGCGCGTCAAGCTCACAGGCCAGCGCGGCTGGTCACTGGAAATACAGCCTGAAGAGGCTGTTGTTGTGCAGTCTGTTGCCAGTTGGTATCTTTATGGTCGCAACGGTGCGCCTATGGGCATCACTGCCATTGCCACCCACTTGACCGACACCGGTGTTCTTCCCGGCGAAAACGGTACCCGCTGGACCGCCTGCCGCATCCACCGCATGCTCACCAATCCGGTTTATGCCGGCTGGATCCGTTACGGATACGAAAAAGTGGAGAAGACGCCCACCCTCTCCGGCTACAGCAAACGGCGTGTGATCAACAACGACTGCAAACTTCGCAAGGGTATCCATCAGGCTATCTTGCCTCAGGAAACATTTGACGCCATTCAGCAAAAACTTCACGGCTACAAAAAACATCTGCCAGTTCGAAAAGGCACACCGCTTTCCAATCCGCTGGCCGGTCTGGTGTTCTGCGGTGAGTGCGGCCATGTCATGAGCCATCTGCCATCCTGCGGCCGTCAGGAAGCTATCATCAAATGCCGCACCCGCGGATGCCCTACCGTTCAAAGCTACCGCGAGCCTGTGGAGGCCGCCATCCTCTCCACGCTCCGGCAATGGCTGGATGACCCCGGCGCATTGTCCGCCTTTTCCACCCCGAAGCCCGAACAGGACGCCTCCGCCCTTCCGGCTATGGAAACCGAACTGGAAAAGCTGCGCCGCCAGCTTGACCGTGTGCAGGATCTGTTTGAACAGGATGTTTATACGCTGGATGATTACCGTTCCCGCCGATCCAAGCTTGACGCACGCATGCAGGAACTGCAATCCAGCATCGCGGCCGAAAAGCAGCTGCTTGCTGATCAGCCCGTATATGCCACGCATCAGGAACTTGCACCCGCAATCCTCCGCCTCTTTGACGGGTACGAAAACGCAACGCCGCAACAAAAAAACGATATGCTCAAATCCTGCATATCGTCCGTTGTGTATCGCAAATCAAAAACCGGCCTTGTTCTTCGTGGCCACGTTTATTCGGATCCAAATGCTTTTGAATTGGATGTGTATCCGCTGCTGAAAAAGGAATGATTTTTCTTTTGCCCTGTGAGGGTATCTTGTAACGTTGTACACATACACCGATATATGATACCTTCGTAAAAACCCCGCCTTTTGGCGGGGCCTTTTTATGTTGTGGACAATGTTTACTTTTCAGCAATGTACTCATAGTACATTGCTGTTTTGTTTGGCACGGCGTCTCTGTCCTCCATCCACGCCTTGGCCATCATGCCGTAAAATTCCGGGCTTGTGATGTTAAATTTCTTCGCCACTTCGCAGTAATCGCTGTACATGGCGTTTGTCATAGCAAAAAATTCGATGAATTCCTCGCTTTCTGGTTTGATGCCAAACTTTTGCGCCATTGGCTTCAGCTCATCCATGCTCCAGCGTGCTCCCGTCGGCCTGTTCGGATCTTCGTTTCGCATGCTGCGCACCCATCTTTCGGCTGTTGCCTTGTCGAGCTTCTTCATGCCCTTGTGATGGTGCTCCTCAATGGGCTGCATCCACATCGTTCCGCCCACTTCAGCTTCCTGCCTGCCGCCATCATAATGGCTGCGGGTTTCGTACTCGCGCGGGCGATTGCCAAAGCCGATCATGCGGCTGTCGGGCGGTATGTGCGGCATTCCCGGTCCATATGGCCACCGGATCACATTAGCCTCAGCATCGTCATCCATGTCGTCATCGTCGCCCATTCGGCGGCCTGTGGGATCGTTGTAGGCTGCACCTCCGTCGTACTCACTCCGACGGGTACCAGCTTTCCAGCGTCCATCACGGCCACGGTATCGGCTTTCCGGGCTGATGGGTTCGTCCATCATGTATCGGCCTCCGGCATCCCTGCGGCGGCGCATTTCATTTCCCTCGGGCTGATAGTCTCCCATCGCGCTGCGCGCAGGGTAGTGGTCTGGCTGGCGCGTGTTGTATACGCGGCTCTCTGCGCCGTCGTATTCGCTGCGGCGGTCGTAATCGCGCCGGTCCGTCTCGCGATACTCGTTTCGTCGGTTGTCTCCTTCGCGGTTTTTGTTTGCCATATAGGCTGCGATTGCCTTCATCCAGCAGCACCCCCTTCAGCGGGAACGGTACCATCTACGCTGAACGCCGCCTTGAAGCAACTGTAACGCAGATGCGCCTTCAGCTTGAATGCGCCATTGGGTGCGCTTTCGATCAGTTCAATAGGATAGCTGTACCCGGTGCGCAGACGTTCTGCCGTCACCTGTGCACCGCTGCAGTCCAGCAGCGGATACGTCGCCGTGCCGGTTCCGATGGTGATCACAACAGCCGCACCGATTGTCGTTTCTGCGGGGATCTCTTCCGTCAGACGCAGGAAGTACGGGCAACCGCTGTTATAGGTGCGCTGAGGCAGGTTGATGGTCAGCGTATCTGCAGCAAATGTCACAGCTGCAGGCGTCACGCTTCGCGGATCAATCCGCATCACTCGATATTCCATTCAGTCAACTCCTTTCATAAAGGGAGGCGGTTTCCCGCCTCCCCGCTCTCTTTGGATCAGATCAGGCAGCGCAGTAACCGCAGTCGTTGCCGCGTCCATAACCACCGCCGCCCCAGCCGTAGGACGCGGCATAGGGGTTGCAGGTGATGTACGCCGGGACCGGGGACGGGCGCAGCTGGTCGATCAGGTACTGGTTCTGCTTGGCCTGAGAGGCCTGCAGACGGTATGCCTGTACCTCATCGCGCAGCGCCTGGTTGTCACGGTCGGCCATGTAGCCAATGATGCGGTCGCCCAGCTTGTCGATGGCCAGCATGGTGCCGTTGTGGCTCTGTGCTGCATCGAATCGGTTCTGCATGTTCATTTTTTCCATGTCGCAGCAGCAGTCGCTGATCTGCTTGGAAAGATTCCAGCCGGTGCGTTCGATGCCGATGGAAACATCCTTGATGGCCGCGCGGGTATCGCAGCAGCAGTCGCTGATCTGGCGGCTGATGTTGTTGAAGCCCGTCTGCTCGTTGTAGCCCAGGTTACAGATGGCGTTATCCACGCCGTGGAAACCGTTGGTCATGGTGTTATTGAGAGAATAGGTGGCGTCCGCCAGGCCATAAGTCTGATTGTCCAGCTTGCTGATCAGCGTCTGCTGGTCAACAGCTGCACGCACATCAGCCTGAGTGGCACAAGGAGCGCCAGCACGGCCACCGCCTCCAATGCCGCCAAAACCGCCGCCCCAGCCAAGGCCGCCGCCGACCAGGGCAAGAATGACGATCAGGCCCAGAAGGCCTTCCCAGCCACCGCTGCCGAACATGCCGCCATTGTTGCGGGATCCCTCATTCTGTCCGAGGGCATAGCCGCTCATGAATTCGTTATCTGCCATTTGAAAAATCACATCCTTTTCATCTATTTACAAACGCAGGCCGTACGCTCCCGCGGTTGCATCATCGTTCGATGCCGAACTGAGCAAGCACCTGATCCATGCTGGTGCCGCACTCCCGGCACATGTTTTCCGCCGTGCGGAAAAGGTCCTGATCGCTTTTTCCGGATACGATCTTCTGGATCTGGTCTCGCTTCGGGTGGTTCTGCACCACCTGCTGGATCACAGCGGAAGGGTCTCCATTGTTTCTGACAACGTTGAGGATCTGTGCAATGGGGTGATTGCCCATGGCTGCCAAGGGGTTAAACCTCATCCTGGTTTACCTCCAGTTCAGGAATGTCCATTTGCTGAATAAAGTCGTTGAAGTCGTTAAAAGCCTTTTTGAAATCAGCAACTGTTTCGATTCCGGCAAACATCCCGGAATGGATGTAAAAAACCATCGTCAGCATGGACGCCAGGGAAAAGTCACGTTTGAGCGACTGATCATGTTCAGGCTCCAGGACAAAACCTTCCGGCATATATCCGGTGCAGAAGCCCGTTTCGTTATTCATCATTTGCAGCCACCTCCTGTGCGTTCTTTCGTTTGCTGTTCTTCATCGTTCGGATCTCGTTCTGCAGTTCCGCCACCGTCTGCCTCAGCTGCTCCACGTCACTCATGGGCGCAAACGCAACGGCTGGCTGTTCCGACCTCTGTTCCGCTTCCGGTGTATCGATGCGGAATCTGTAGAATGCTGCCGATCCGCTGCCAGAATCAAAAACCTTGACGTAGATCCTTCCCGCCTGCATGTGCGGAAACACCATCGGTTTGCCTGAGAAATCCACCGGGATGCCTCTCGCTTCCTCTTCGCTTGCTACAGGCCTGCAGTAAAGCTGCACTTCCTGCTGTGGCTGAGGCTGCTGCTGCGCCTGGTACGGCTGATACATCGGCTGCATCTGTCCGTATCCGCCCATGCGGTGCGGCTGGTAGCTAAACGGCTGATCATTGCTGTACAATCTCATCACCTCCACCGTTATTGTCTCAAAAAACAAAAAAGGCCGCGATGAAGCGCTTATGCAGCATTCATGCGGCTTTGCTGAAGGTTTGATGAAGTTTTGATGCACTTAACGAAAATACTCTTAATTTACAAACTTAATTCATAAACTAACGTAACCGGTGATCGCCGGAAGGCGTTGGTGGCAGAAATCGCTAACTACACGGGCGAGAAAGCCATCTACCAGAATGCACCCAGCTTCGCGTATCACATTGGCCCGTTTGTGGTAGACAAAAACGGTTCACTTACCGGCCCCATCGATCACAGTCTGATTCGCTGGCTGGCAAGTGAAGGCTTTATCGCATAGAAGCAGAAGATATATAGCATGGCTTTTCAACCAAATGCCTTCCTATACGGAGGGCATTTGCCGTCATTATAATTATTCGCATCACAATTCTATTTTGATTCGGATGTCGTGCATTTTGATTCGTAATTTCACGTTTTGATACGTTATTTTTTATTTTGATTCACTTTTTGTTGACATCGCTCCGATTTTATGTTATTATGATTCACGGAGGAGGAGTGCTCGATGTTTTATTCGGAAATAACTAAGATAATAGAAGCCGGATTAGATCGGGATAGAGATAAGGTTAGAAACTACGCTCTGCTCTTAGCAAAAAAGCTTTCAGCTGATGGTGATGAAAAGGCAAGTAAGCGTATTGAGAATTTACTGCAGAAAAAAAATAACGGTACGGCCCTTACAGATGCTCTGGTAGCTCCACCGGTAGATCAAGAAAGCAGATTGGGAATAGTTGATATTGACTATAAACCGATTTCTCCCGACATTATTCTAGCTGATTCAACTCAAGAACGTTTGCTTGATTTTGAAAACACGATCAAAATCAAAGACAAGCTTGACAGCCTCGGCATGCCTTTCAACATGTCCCTTCTTTTGTACGGCCCCCCTGGTTGCGGCAAGACAAGTATAGCAAACTACTTAGCAAATAAGCTAGATTTGCCACTAGTCACAGCACGTTTAGACACTCTAATCTCTTCTTTGCTTGGTAATACTGCGAAGAATCTACGACGAATTTTTGATTTCGCTAGTAGACAGCCTTGCGTCCTTTTCCTAGATGAATTTGATGCAATTGCGAAAGCAAGAGACGATCAACACGAATTAGGTGAGCTAAAACGCGTGGTGAATAGTCTGCTACAGAACATGGATGCTTACTGCCAGTGTGGAATTCTTGTAGCAGCAACAAACCATCAAGAACTTCTTGATGACGCAATATGGAGAAGATTTCAGACAATAATCGAAGTACCAAAGCCAGAGGAATCAGAAATTGAGAAATTGCTGCAGCGAATTATCAACGTAATGGATATGCAGAATGTTACTGCAAAGCAACAAGCGATCATCATTCAGCAAATGAAGGGTCTGTCCTATTCTGAGATTCAAACATTGACCCAAAATGTTGTTAAGCAAAAAATCATTAGAAACGAAAGCTGTGCTAGTGTATTTGATTTCTTGTGCGAAGTAGCGGTTTTTAAGAATCACGCAAATATCAATCAGCAAGACTTGATTCGTTATTTGCTCGAGTGTGGTTTGCCTCAGCGCTCTATTGCTGACTATTTCCATATATCTCAGCGTCAAGTTCGTAACTGTATGGTTCCGAAAGGAGATGAATAACCATGGCTGAAAGATATCTTCCAATCCAATTCTTCGAAAAGAGAAAGGACTTTGACGATCGCTCCACAGAAGGCGGTGGTGATACCAGAATACCCAGTTGGGTGCTGTCGGGAGAAGCTCTCATTTCGCGATCAACCCAATTAACCGAATCAGTCAGCGATCTATCTGCTGTATTTGCAGAACGCAAGCGACAGGGTCGCAAACTACCAATGATCGTAAGCACCGCAATTGATGAAAAAGCTATTGCAAAATCGCACCGTGGAAATATCACTTCCTTATACACTACGGTGGCGGCCATGGAAGCCGAGAAGGCTTCCGAAACGTCGGAGGCCAGCGAAAACACCGAGCAGCCTGCACCGGAGAAAATCACCTATAACTTAAACTATACAACTTTTATTTTAGTTAATAGTAGTTTATAGCAAGTTTATAGCAAATGAAAAAACCGCCCAAAAGGGCGGCTTCATTCATCGTTTGATATGTTCCATGATCACCGGCATCCACCGGTTCATTACTTCCTGAATGGAGCGCGGCGAAAGCCACGGCTCCAGCTTGTCTGCAATGCGCGTATAGCTTACGCCGTGCAGCAGGCTCAGCTTGATGATCTCCCTGTCCCGGTCATTGTGCACATAGGCGTCAATGATCCGGCTGATGCGCTCGCTTTCAATTCCGCGCACCATATCCTTGTACCCGCGCTTCACCATCCGGCGGTGTACCTCTCAACCGTTTATTCTTCTGCAAGTTCGGGAGGTTTTGTTTTTTCAAAAACGCTTTCATCGCGCAAAATTAGCGGCGCGTTTGCGCGCTCCACATGACTCTCACAAACCATGTACACGCATCCAACAAGCGCAGCCGCCAGGATGCAGATCAGCTGATGGAATTCTTCTTCCATGCATGCCATGCACAAAAACAGCACTACGATCAGGATAACAGCCACCTTCAGCATCGGGGATTCATTACACATTCATATCGCCTCCTGTATTTTCGTCAGGCTTCTTTTCGCCTGCCATCATCTGAGAAAGGTCCAGCTTCTTCCAAGCGGCATTCAGCGCATCTTCCACCGCCTGGCTTTCCACATCAAAACCGTACTGCGCCATTTTATCCAGTGCAAGGATCCATTTGTCTGCGCCGTATCCGCGCCCAAGGATGGCTTCCACCGCGTTTACAACGATTTCTGCAACCTCCATCAGCTGCTTTTGTTCCAGCCACGGCTTTGCCCAACGCCTCCACGCGTAGCTTAACAGCGCAGCGCCAACGCCCGCGATCAGCGCGATCGTGCTGGTTACAATGCCCGTAACATCCACGCGCACGGTCTCCTCAGCCAGCGCAGGAGTACAGATCAGGCACAGGGTACAGATCAGGATCAGTAGTTTCTTCATGGTATATTCCCTCCTTAACCGTTTGAATCATCGGTATCAACGTCAGCGTTTATAGTTGGCTTTTTGATGGGCAGCTTTTCCAGTGTGCTGCCCACACCGTACGCGGCGATCTCCACTTGCCATACCGGGGTAAAGATCTCGGCGTACTGACTTAGCGGCTGTGCAAGCTCCGGCTTGATGCAGATGGATATCAGTCCTCCGATGTATCCGACGCCGATCAGCGCCAGCGTCCATCCAAGCGCTTTTTGGCTCATACGCAGAACGCTTTTGATCACATCTGCGCGCTGCCCGGCCTTCACGCCTTCACCTCTGCCGCGGGCGGATGGCTTGGCAGTTCCAGAATTTCATGTTCGTATGCTTTGGTCAGGTGATTCCGCCCCTTGGCTGTGTAATCCCGGTACATATTGCACAGCATTTCCTTTTTGGCTGACGGGCACCAGCCCTGGCGAACATAGTGGTCGTGCGCTTCTGCCAGGCGTTCGTACTGCAGATCGCCAATCTCCTGGTTGATCTTTTCCACGCCGTCGGTCACCTTTTTGGTCAGCTGCCAGATTCGAACAAGCAGGGTGATGATGGCAACAGCCGCCGTGGCGGCTGCGCCCAGTTGGATGATGGTATCCATCAGTCTCTGACCCCCTTGTTAAAGGCGTCAAGCAGAGCCTGCGCTACGCTTTTCGGCATAGTGATGGTCACGGTATCTTCTGTGCTTGGCATGGTGTTTTCCCCGTTGTTTTCCTGCCTGTGCAGGAATTCCACCATCATGTATCCGCGCTGCCCGTTCCAGTCCACCTTCGACCAGCCGGATGCGCTTTCCAGCACCTGAACAGCCTGGCCGATAGGCACTTTGGCCACGGTCGGCGCATCTGTATCCGGGCGGCTGCGCATGCGCACGGTGCTGCCGCTTCTGGCTGTTACGGTTGCAGTGTATATTTCCATGCTGCTTTCCTCCTCGTCTGTAAATTCCACATCCAGCAGGTCGCCAAAGTGACTCCATGCGCGGATGCTGTTGTCGTAGGCTATGCCATTGATATCGTTGGTGCTGGTGCAGTGAGTGATTTCCAGCGGGTCAAGTTTGGTCACCACACCCACATGGTAGTAGTCCAGCGTGTCGCCAGTGTAGTACCTTCCGCCAGACTGATACCGCGCGTTCAGCTCCGCTGTATCCCGCCTGCTCTTGTACACGATGCTTCCCTCGTGCAGCTGGCTTTCGTCCAGCAGACTGTCCAGCGAACGCATTTGGAAACGCGCAAAGTAGTTGGTGCTGTGCATATCGTACTTTTTGCCGACGGCACCAATGATCAGCCCGATGCAGTCGCATGTGCCGTCCATTCCTTTGCCGCCCGTTCGATAAGAAGGGCGGGAGTCGGCAATGCGCCGTACCCCCGCCAAAAATGTGCTGTTATTCATTTCCGTTATTGCTCCTTCCGTTTGCCGCGGCCAGCGCCATCACGAAGACGCCAGCAAGCAGGCCGAGGATGAATGCCGGGATCAGCCATAAGATGTGGATCATGTTTTCATCACTCCCATTCAACGTCTGCACCCTTTGCAAACGCACCTGTTTCGGGTGTCAGGAATTGCCCGGTGTATTTTTCAAACAGGCCAACCACCCCGTCACTCTTGCGGTAGCAGGGAATGTATTCCCGCACAACCTCGTGCCCTCTGGAACATCTTGCACTGTACAGCTTATATTCTCGCTTGGATGTTACTTCGCCGGAGCTTGCAGAATTGTAGCCGAAGATAGAGATAGGCACAGTGTGGGGCGTGAGCGTGCCCGAGATAGACCCGCCGCCTTTTCGTATTCCAGCTTCATCGTAGACATTAACAAGACGGCTGTCCAGAAAATTCGTTTGCAGCCTGTAAATAGTATCAACCTTCAACTGGCACGATATCGAAATACCCGCGTTGAAGCCGTAATATACGCTGTTTGTAGACAACGGGTATACGCAATAAAATCTTGTGGCGCCGCTATCCTGTCTGGAACCCATTGGGATTCTGTCCTGCATAACAGGGAAGGAAGCGATGATCTCTACTCCGATTGTATTTTCTGCGCAGACATCCGTAATGACATATGGATATGTTTCTTTTTCTGCCGATTCGATGTACTCCACGCGCTGGTACTGGTCGCGGGGATCGGGCGGGGTACTACCCCCGCCTTGCGCCAAGCTTCTTGCGGCAGCAGCCATGTCATCCAACGTCATCAATCCGTTCTGGCCTGTAGCTTCCCGGAGACCGTCCGCAATTGCCGTCATTTTTTCAGCTACCGTTGCCATTTACCACGCACCCCCCAGAAGCATCTGTTCAATGTAAGAAGGAACATAGGAAAGAGCACCGTCCATTTCCATGCGGATGGTTTTTCCATCACCGTTATTAAACAGGATATAGGGCGGGTTTTCCGGGTCTTCAAAATTTGATATGTAGCTGAAGGAGTAGAAGTGAACTTCTGCATTATTCACGATGACCATCGCTTTAAGGTTTACTAAGTTATCACCAAACGCCGACATAAGCATTTCAAGCGTAATTGTAACAGGCGCTCCAGATTCCAGACTCAGGAACGTAAGCACCCCGTCTGCGTCCAGCATTTGCAGCACGGGCGTGGAACTGGTCGGCGCTTCTTTCAGCACATAAGCGCCGTTTTCGTCTGTGCCAAGGTACGCATTTTTCATTTGGAACGGGTCGGGTATAGAGTAGTACGGATAGTTACTTGTGAAAACCGTTGCTTTATTTGTTGTGCTATTCAGCGCCACCCTAATTTCCGAAGTTCGCTCTATAGCCACCAGATAAACGCTTCTCCAGTCGTTTACAGTATACACCTGTGTAACCAGATGACCGTAATGCGACGAACTAGACGAGCTATATATCACGATTCGGTAATCTTTAAGCCCTTCTCCCAGCGCGATCATATCAGCCACAGGCATGTCAAAAGTAACTTCGTCGCCGCTGATCTGGCCTGTGATCTGTTTGGTGTTTCCACCGCCTTCGCCATCTTCGCCATCCTCACCATCCATCACATCAAAGCTCTTTTCGCCGTCCTTGTCTGTGATGGTAACACGATGACCGCCAGTGATGCTGTCTACCTCTACCGTTGGGGAGAAACCGTCTTTGCCTGGCGCACCGTCTTTGCCTGGCGCACCATCAGCACCGTCAGCACCGTCAGCACCGTCAGCACCGTCAAATTCCCCACTGTCTTTTGCGTCCTGCAATGCATCCTTTACGGCTTGATTTAGCGTATCTTCGTCAATGCCGGCTTTTGGGATTTCCACATTCACTTCCTTGCTTCCGTCATACTCCGCAGAAACCGCGCCTGTAATGGTCAGCTTGAAAGGGTTTGGGGTTTTGGCTTGATTCCTGGCGTACACGTTCACACTGTTATTTTTTCCAATGATTAGTAGCCTCGCAAAAAGGCCGTTATTTTCGCTCAGATGCGTATATTCCACGTTGGAAAACACGAGGTCGCCGTCAATCTGCTCAAAAAACGTATAGTTTACCGCTCCGTTTGTAGCAAAGACCATTTTCCCGGACCTAACCGCATCGAATATCTCTTCGTATTCCCTGTCGGCTTGCAGCGTGCCGCTGGCATTGTAATCAACATGCACGATCATCACTTGATCGTCAAACGCTTGCTGAGCTTTTTGTTCTGCTTCTTCGGCTGCTTTTTCTGCCTCATCGGCCGCAGTTTCCGCCCGCAGCGCGTCCTGGTTGATGGCCTCCATCATCTTGTCGTAAGCGATATCTTCCGGCACGGCAGGCCGGTCGCCGCCGGTACTGAGGATGCTTCGGCGCGCGCCGATCACGGCGGGGGTAGTGGTGTACAGGTCGCCTGCATACACGCCCACCTCCACGCGGATGGTGTTCATGATCTGGGGGAACTCGCACTGGTTGTCGATCACGGCCACGTCGTGATGTTCGCCGCTGGATTCGATGAAGCGCGCTGTCTTGATGGGGTACGCGTCCCACTCCTCGTCAAAATCAAAACGGACCATGTATCCGGTGTTTCCACATACATAGTCCAGATGACTCAGGTTTTTGGCAAGCCTGTCCCTGATGGAGATATTGAAGGTTTTATCCATTTCGGATCCTCCTTACTTTTTTTCAGTCTCTTCGGCTTCCTTGATTTCTTCGGCCTTTTCAGCCTGATCAGCCATGGTATTCAGTTCGCCCGCGCACACCAGAATGGTGTTGATGGCGGCCACCTCGGCCGCAGGCAGGCGGATGCCGTACAGGCGGTCGGCGATGGTCTTAAGCTGCATTTCGGTTTTTTTCATGGGATCTCCTCCTTTTGATCAATAAAGTCCCTTTGTTGGATACGCGTAAGTGGATGCTATGGTTTCACCGTTGTACTTGGCCCAGATCCTGACCTTCATTTGGTAGACATTGTTTCCCAGATTGATGATGCTTTCCGGCGCGTCAATGCCGATCGTGACGTTTCCTTTCACGGTTTCTTCGCCGGCGGAGAAAACCTCGCTGGCGTCAACCTCTCCCGCTATGACCGGCACACCGGCTGCGTTGTACGCTCGAACCGTTACCGTGCTTTCGGATTGGCTGATGCTTTCCAGGCTTTCCGGCTTCCAGTCCGTCTGTCCCTGATTGTAGATCTCTTTGGCGCTGATGACCTGATTGCCCAGTACAGGAACACCGGCGGCGTTCTCCGCACGGACGGTTACGGTCTTTTCCGTCGTGTCGTATCCTGTTCTCTTGATTGTTTCAGGCTGATAGTCCGTCTGTCCCTGATTGTAGATCTCTTTGGCGCTGATGACCTGATTGCCCAGTACAGGAACACCGGCGGCGTTCTCCGCACGGACGGTTACGGTCTTTCCAGTGGTATCATAGCTCGTTCTGGTAATGTACTCCGGCTGATAATCCCTCTGGCCTTTTGCGTAGATCTCGCTGGCATCGATGGTTGCCGCGATCAGCGGTACGCCTGCAGCATTCAAAGCGCGCACACTGACTGTTTTTTGACCTTCACTGTACGCATAACGCTTCAGTTCAACAGGAGACCAGTCCGTTTTCCCCTTTTCGTAGATTTCGCTGGCACTGATCTCTTCGCCACCCAGAACAGGGACGCCAGCCGAATTGACAGCGCGTACGGTTACGGTTTTTTTGGCTGTATCATAATCGGTCCGCTCAATATCTACAGGCGTCCAGTCTCTTTTCCCTTTGTCATAAATGCCGCTCGCATCCACAACGCTCTGTTTTACAGCGCCGCCAACACTGGGCGTTATAAAGCTGACTGTCGTTTTGAAATCTTCCGTCCAGGAATCCCCGCCCACAACGCTGAATTCAGGCAGCGATATGATGATGGAACTTTTTCCGTTGCTCGCTTTGACTTCGTTTGTGCCGTATGGGCCTACCCATCCGGCAGTGCTGAGCGTTACACTGTCCGAACCAGCCGTGTACAGTTCACTGGCGTCAATATCAGCCGCAATCAGCGGAACGCCTGCCGCGTTTGTGGCGCGCACACTCACTGTTCTTTGTGCTATGTTGTAGTCATATCGAACCAGTTCGGCAGGATTCCAGTCCGCTTTTCCCTTTTCGTAAAGCTCGCTGGCGTCTATAGCCGCCCCGATCACCGGAACGCCTGCTGTATTCAGCGCACGCACGATTACCGTTTTTGCGGTAAGATCATAACTGGAGCGTATCAATTCAACGGGGTTCCAGTCTGCTTTTCCTCGGTTATAACCATAGGCATCACCGTCTGCAAAAACATCGCTCACATCAATTTGCCAATTGACCAGAACGTCCTGTTTTTCGCTTGACGCTTTCACAAGCAGCACTTTCAGCTCTTCTTCGTAACTGGTTCTGGTAATGGAAATCGGTTTGTATGAAAGCTTTGCGTCCTCAAAACCGGTCAGGTATGCTTCTCCGCTGTCTCCTGCCCCTTCTTTTACACCAAGCGCATAGATATCGCTCGCGTCAATCAGCACATTCAGGATTCCACTCTGTGTACCGTCTGCATTGTTGGAGAACACAGTCACATACGCAGTGTGGTCTTCGTACCATCCGCCCTGTTCGTAGCCAAACGAAGGCATCTTGATGATCAGTTTATTCTCATTCGATGCTTTTATCGTTTGATACATTCCGTACCAGCCAAGGCCTTCCATCGTAACGCTTTTGAAAACGCTGGTTGCGTCCACAATTTTTTGCTTTACCGGCAAACCGTTCTGCAGGCTTTCGGTGGAGAACGTAACGGTCGTTTTGTGTTCGGAACTCCATGTGTCGCCGCCCTCAACAGTAAACGGCGGAAGCGAGACTTCCTCAAATTCTCCGTTGCTTGCGGTAACTGTGTTGATCGCGTTCGGGGCTTTCCATCCGCTTTGCTCAAGCGTTACTTCTTTTGCTGCAGCCTCCACGCCGTCTTTGTAAAACTGCGTGTCGGCTATATTAAAAGAATCGCCCGAACTTGACACCCCCGCCAGCGTAAAGGTTCCGGTCGCTTCGTCATAAACCAGCTTGTGGCTGTGTTCCAGATCGATTGCGCCTTGCGACTTTTTCCCAAGGTAGGAAATGCCCGGCTTAATCTCGCCCATGGTTAGGTCTTTCCACGCAGCATCATAGTTGAGCAGGCTCACGTTGGTAAACTGTCCCGTTTGAGCGCCTATTGTATGATTTACATACAGATAATCTGCATTTGTCCGCCCCGCAAAAACATCATCAAACCGCGCGGTCGCAGCTTCCAGCTGGCTGGCCTTCACGTATCCCTCCAGCAGGATCAGATCCGCCTTTGCCTTAATCTGGTCCGGAAGCACCCTGAGGTACGCCTCGTGTTCCTCGACCAGGTTGCCCAGGTCGTCAAGGCTGGACTGCGAAGCCTTCACCTCCACTTCTCCTGCCAGCGTTTTTACGCTGCCCTTCAGCTGGTTTACCTCATTGGTGGCGTTGTTGACGTCTGTTTTGGTGGTGCTCAGTTCGCCCTTCAGGTCTTCAATGGTCAGCTTCGTTTCGTTGAAGCTGACAATGGTTTCATCCAGCTCCGTCCGTACTTCTTCCGTTGCAACCCGCAAGGTGATCAGCTGCTGCGCGTTCAGTTCGATTTGCTGACTGTTCAGCTGGATCAGTTCCTCGGCTTCCAGCACCATCTTTTTGGCTTTGCCTGCGCCCGCTCCTGCGCCGCCGGCGGCTTTTACCGTTTCCGCAAGCAGCGTGTTCATGCTTATGATCTGGTCTTCCAGCGTGGTTTCTTCTCCTACTGTTACCTTCGTCAGCTCTTTTCGAACGTAATACCGTTCTATGTTCAGAATGGTCGCTTCAATCGTCTGCCCGCTTTCTGTGCGAATGGCGATCGACTGCCACATCTTTGCCCCGCGATTTTGCCAGCCAACGGTTTCCATATCGCTGATCAGGGCCGTTCCGCTGGCTTTCCAGTGCTGTTTGCTTTCCAGATCTGCAAAACCTTTTTTCATCAGCGCAAGCGGATCCGTCTCCGTCTTGTCTTCGTACACATACCCGGCGTCGCTTTTTGCCCCCGGTATGGCTATCCACGTCTGCCCGGCAGGCTTGTCGGTCGGGTCGCCGTTTGCCACGCTCCACACTGCGTCTGCAATGGTCACCTGTTCCGGCGGTTCTTCGTCTCCGATCACCTTGCCAATGGGGTATACGCGCCCGTACGGCGTGCCTTCTTTGGTGATCTGTATGTTTCGCGCGCCCTTTTTGCGCGTGTAGATCAGCCCGCTGAATCCTTCGTCTCTGGGCCGCACCCAAATGATTTTTTGAGCGATCTCCCCTCCGCTGAATGCATATTCCATCTGCAGACGCACATTTCCGTAACGGCTGATGGTTTCAAGCACCGTCCATGCGGTCTGGTAATACACTGCCGGCGCGGTGAAATCATCTCCGCTCGTCAGGAATCGAACGTTCCATCCTTTGCCATCCAGCACATTATACAGCGCGTCTATCGGGCTTATATTTTCCAGCCTCAGACTTTCCACCACAATGCCGTCCAGCTCCGCTGCAGCCGCGTCAATGCCCGTCAGGGTGCACTCTCCGGTTTCATCGTCTTCATCCACTGCTGTGATCAGGAACATTCTGAACAGCCCGTCAAAACACTTAAAACCAAAAAAATCACCGTTGTCCGGTGAGTCTTTGGCTGTTATGTGCGCCTCCGCCTGATATTCGCCTTCACGATGGATGATTTCCGATACCTTCTTGACGGTCTTCTTCAGTTTTTTCTCGCTGTCAAACAGGTATATTACAGCCATTGATCACGCCACCTTACAATAATGGTTCCCTGTGCGCTGCTGGCGATGCTTTGAATCGTTCCCGGGGCAATCTCCATATCAGGATTTGTATTTACAAAATCCAGCCTGCTTCCTGCGTCGTAGCTGTTGATCAGCACTTCGCCTGTCTCCGTGTTGACTGTTACTCTGTCGCCTTCTGCAAACGCGCCCGTCAGTGTTGCAAACACCTCTCCGTTCAGGTCAAGTGCAATCCCCTCCGCCGCTTCGCTCAGCCTTTGTACAATCTCAAACGGCGCAGGCGCCGTTCCATACGGTTCAATGGTTACACTGTTTCCAATTCCGTCATTGGTAGCTGTGCGCTGCGTCTTGCTGTGCAGAACGGGTTTCGGCAGCATGAAAACCACGTCTACTGTTCCGAAACGCTGTTCCATGCGTCCTGTTCGCTTCCAGATGGCGCTGTAGGCCTTTCCGGGCATGTGCGTGGGTTCCAGTTCGGCTTCCTGTTTGCCGCTGCTTGCGGCCCATGCAGCCAGCTTTTCGCGTGCCTCCATGGCTTCGTCGTATGTTTTGGCGGCAATGTTCACCCGCACCACAAATTCGTCCTGTGTTGTGGTCACATTTGCCACCATCTCCCCGTTTGCTGTTTCAATGGTGGCAATGTCCCGCGCCGGTCCCCCGGGCGGGATCTCCTTGCTGATGCTGATGGCGCTGTGCACCGTTGTGGGATCAACACCGTTAAACCTCATGCAAAGCACCTCACTTCATCGTCATTTTGGTTTCCACTTTTCGGCCGATGGTGCGGCTCACGCCTCCGGCTACCAGTCCGCCCACCTTTTGGCCGTCCATGTACAGGGCAATGTTACCGCCCGTAATGCCTCCCCAGCCCAAACCGTATGCCGGGCTGGCCATTCCCGCCAGCATGGCGTTGATCTGGTTGATCATCGTTTTCACGTTGCTTATGGGTATTCCTGCGCCTTCCGCAATGCCGTTGCCGAATTCGATCATGGCGTTCTTGCCGGCCGTGAACGCGGCCTGCATTTGCTCTTCGGCGTTCATCTGTGCAATCGTGGTGGCCACGGCTGCCTGCGCCGCGGTCACTTCGGCATTGGCGGCGTCCTGCATGCCCTTTACGTACTCCTGCATGGTCTGGAATCCGGCTTCGTTTGCGTCGTCTCCGGGGAGGGTTTCTGCGCCGGCGGATGGGATGAGGTTTTTGATAAAATAATCCCATGTACCGCTCCATGTATCAAGTTCGCCATTTTTAACCGCATCTATAAAGCTCTGATAGCTTGATGGTGCAGTCTCTCCGTTTCCATCGACTTCCCCCATCGGAATGCCGAAAATTTTTGACAACCGTTCTTTTATCGCTTTTTCTAGTTCTTGGGTCTGCGTTTTTATATCTTCCCAGTTAGGCCAATCGATATCATCCCAGTCAGGCCACAAATCATCCCAGTTTGGCCACTCGAATTCTTTTATTTTGGCAATTATATCTGCTACTCCATCGACAATAAATGTTGTTCCGTTTACGATTGCTGTTACAACAGGTGTTATTTCTGTCGCCAGTTTCGCCCACGCAATAGACAATTCCTGCTGTTTTCTCAGGTTTTCCAACAGCTCAGCGTTTTGTTCTTCAAAACTTTTGGTCGTGCTTTGGTATCCGGCTTTTGTCAAATAAGATGTCGCAAGCTCCAAAGCTTCTTCTGCGCTTTTAGTTGCGCTCAAAGCCTTTTCGACATCTTCAATCACAATACCCTGAATCAGTTCTTCCAGAACTTCCGCATAGGTACCTGTTGGCTTTTTGCTTGCCACGCTTGCGCGAAGATCTTCCGCAAGGCTTTCCAGCGACAAAGCCCCGCCAGTTGTAAGGTATACGCCCAAAATGCCTTCCATTGCCGCTTCGATCAGCTCTTCGTTTGTAACCTGAGTGGAAACAAGGTTATTGATGGCCTCAAGCGCGCCTTCCTGGTTTCCGGTAATAGCTGCCGCTCTTGTTACCAGCTCCAGCGATTTTGTCCAGTCAAAATCATATTTTTCAATGTTATATTTTGCTATCGCCATTTGGCGGTTAAGCTCTTGGTTTTCTTCAACGAACCCCATTACGCCTTGCACAGCATTTACAACAAAGCCGCCAACCTCCGCAGCAACCTGAAACCCTACACTGGTTTTGAGCGCGTTTACGTCTTTTTGAACGCGCTCAAACATGCTGTCCAGCTTTTCCCCGGCGTCCTCCGCCGCGTCGCCGATCCCGCGCTCGATCTGGCGTCCGATCTTTCCGCTGTCGCGGCCCAGCTCCTCCAGCTCCCGGTTTGCGTCTTCGCTTGCACGTCGCATGTCAAACAGTTTTGCTGTTGCATTGCTCAGCTGTATGCGGTAGTCATCCGTTTGCCTTGCAGCGTCTCCGTATGCCTTCGCGGAGTCCTTGACGGCCTTTTCCAGCGCTTCCACAATCAGTTCTTGCTGTTTCACTTTGTTGCCCGCCAGTTCGGCGCGCTCGGTGAAATACCTTTGTTTGTCTGCTGTGTTTGCAAATTCCGCAGCCGCGGCTTTCAGGTCGGCATTCATCACGCGCATTTCGCGGTTTGCCGCTGCCATGGCGCTTTTGAATTCTTTTTCGCCATCCAGCGACAGCCTTGTTTTAATCTCTCGGATCATGCGTCTTTGCCTCCCTCGTCAGCATGCTTTCTGGTAATGCCGTGCTGCGCATCGTCATATGCCCGTTTCATCAAATAAACATCCAGAATAAAGCCCGGGGTTGACGCCAGCGTTTCCTTCAGCGTCAACCCCGCGATCAGTCCGTAACCGATCAGCTTGCGGGAACGGAGTGGTTTTTCTTCCTTTCCCGCTCTTCTTCTTTTTTTTTGCGTATCATCTCCAGCACCACGTCCACCTCTTTGTCATCATCGGCGGGGTTTTCGCGGTACAAACCAATCATGATTGCATGCTGCATCATGATCTTTGCTTTGTCCATCTGCACGGGCGTCAGGTTGTTCACAAACCATTCCGGCGTAAACTTTCCTTCCCGTCCTTTATGCCTTTCTCCGGCGTTGGCCATGTATGTCAGCATGTCCAGCGTCGCTTTGACAGGCGCCTTTTTCCCGCCCGTCATTCGGGAAAGTTCATCAAAACTGTCGTACTTTTCTTCTGCATCCACCATGGCCTGCAGGTCATACCTCAGCGTAAACTTTCCTCCGCCTGTTTCCATCGTCAGGCTTTTGCTCACAGCTCTTCTTCCTCCTCAACGGCTGCGCTCTGTGCCGCGGGCACATGGGCCATTTCATCCAGCAGCGTAATGCCTTCCGCTTCAGTCTCCACCGGGATCTCATCAATCCAGTATTTGTCTCGGCTTTCATCCAGTTCTGCCGACAAAACCCTGCCCGTCAGTCCAACGGTCTGGTATGTCAGCTGCCTGCCCTTGGTAGCGCTGTTGATGGCAGAACGGCCAAGCTGTACTCGGTGCGCAAACTTTACGATATAGCTGTAAACGCCTTCGCGTACCTTTTCTTCCAGCCATCCTACACAGCCGTAAGGCGACGCCTTGCTTGTAATGCTGTACGCCTGTTTTCCGTTCATGGTTCGCTTCTTCAGTCCCAGGGCAATCACGCCTGCCTCGTGCATCAGGTCGTCCACGGTCATGGCAATGGTTGCGCCCACCATGCTGTTGTCGCTTTCTGCCAGCGCATCGTCTGCAAACAGCTCCGCGTTTGCGGTTTCCGGCGTAATGGTGGCGTCAATCGCCTTTCCCAGCACAACGCCTTCGCCGTAAACAATCGCCTGCCCGGGCGTGTAGCTTTCCACCGGCGCAAATACCGGGTGTCTCATGCCTGTATATGCCATTGTTTATCATCCTCCGTTGTTAATAAAATCGTCCCATATTTTTTCCATAGCCGCGTCTGCTTCTTTTTTGGCTTGCTGCTCTGCAGCGTCCACAAATTCTGTCGGGCCCATATTGCTTCGTCCGTAGTGGAGAACAAACGCTTTTTCGGCGTTTCTTACGCCGTCACGGTCCTTCCCCTGAGGATATACGTCTATGGTCCGCACATCGTTGATGTCTTTTGGTTGTCTTGGATACCCCACGCTTTTCAGCATATCGCCTGTATCAATCAAACCAAAACTTGCAATCGTTCGTTTCCACGAATCCTTCATCACCTGCGCGCCTGCCAAAAGCATTTCATCCGCCACTTTGCTGCTTAACATGTGCATGTTTTTCATCTGCTCGATGACTTCATCCATGCCGCTCATATCCAGACGCGCCATGCTACACGCCCTCGCAGTCAAAAATATGGTGTATGTAACCCGTTTCCTGTTCGTAGTCCACCAGATACGCATACGCTATACCCGGTGTTTTCGCCAGCATTTTTTCCAGCTGGTTTGCCGTTTCGTCAAACTCCTGCTTGGTGTAGCGGTCAATCTGGAACTTCCAGCCGTAACCATGCCGGTCATCTCTCGCGGCGCCCAGACGCTCGTATTCGCGCCACACGGTGTAATCGGTGCCATCGTGCGGGTTGTCGTAATGCCGTGCCAGCGGGTCTACTTCGCTGATCAGCTTTGCAATGGTCTGCAGTTTCACGCTTTCACCGCCTTCAGCGTCAGGTCGGTAATCGGCTCCCCGCTTTCATCGTCATGCCCGTGGTAAGCGCGCGTCACTTCCAGCCTTTGCATGTCTTTCTCAATGACGTCCGTTTCCTCCAGAACCACCACATGTTTGTTGGTAATGCTTCTGTTCTGGTGGATCCGTATTCTGGCGGTGATCTCTGTTTCCTCTCTGCCTTCCGTCGGCCATGTCTCCGCCGTTGCAAAGTCCAGATAACCAAACCAGCTTTCGCATTTTTTCACCGGCTGCAAATCCGGTTTGAAACCGGGGGCTGCCTTATCCACCATTTCAAACACGGTGCAGATGCCATCGTCCAGTATCATTCGCCTTTCACCTCCGCTCGGAATCGCTCGTTGATCTTTCGGTCGTTTACCCAGCGGATGTTTTTGGCGTCTCTCATCCATTGCGGCTCTGCTCCGCTTTTGTCCCGGTTGTTGTATTTCCACACGGCAATATCCACCACCAGCATCAAATCCTGCGGGCTGTCCACAAGGTGTATGCCCATATCTCGCAGTTCGCCAATGGTTTCTTTTACGCGCATGTCAATGTACAGGTCTCTTGGGTTTGGCTTTTGCAGCATATCTTTGCGCTGTTTGACCATTGCAATGGCCATATCTATGTTGATGCTCATGTTTCACCGCCTTTCTCAAAAACCCCGGCAGGTTTTATTCCTGCCGGGGTCGTTTTGCTATCAGGCGTTTGCCATGTCAGTCGCAAAGGTAACCGCGTTTGCGGTCACAGTGCCGCCCGCAATGTCGATGGCCACAAAGGCCTCGGGAATAGCCGGAACGCCGTCATAACGTGCGCTTCCGCGGAACGCGGTCTGTTCATCGGGGAAGCGGTAGTGTTCGCTGCTGCCGAAGGTGGCGTCCGCGCGGTCCAGCAGTACATAGCCGTCTCCGTAGCCGCCGATGATCACGTTGTCCGGGATGAAGTTCAGCACCTCGATCGCGCCGCCGATGATAGGCATGGTCATATTCTGGCCGGTCACAATCGCGCCGGCGCTGTTGATGCTCATGGCGTTCACCATCAGTTCGCTGTGGGTCTTTTCGTTCATAGCCCAGAAACGTCCGCCAGCGCTGTACTTGCTCTTCGCGTTGCCGGCAGCTTTCACCAGCTCCTTAAACAAGGCCAGCTCGGTCTTCCCGCTGATGGCTTTTACGTTGCTGGCGCTCAGGTCAGCCCATGGACGGGTACCAGCGGCGGCGTTGCCGGGATCCTCGGTCTGGGTCAGTCGGGTCACGATGCCCATGGGCATCTTCTTGTTCTTTCCCTGTCCGTACAGAATGGCCTTATCCAGCGCAAGGCCGATGGCCTGACCCAGCGCGTTGATGATTTCCGTTGCCAGCGCAATGTCGGTGTCTTCCATCAGCGCGTTGCAAACGTAAATGACGCCGCCAACCTTGAATCCGTCCAGCTCCACCTGGGTAAAGCTCAGATCCAGCTCATTCAGCTTGGCGCACATCTCGGTCCATACAGCCTCCGGGATGGGGCCGCTCACCAGAACACGGCCCTTGCCGCGCACATTGCGAACGGTCACGTGCTTCTTCAGCTTGCTGTAGTTTTCAATGTTCTCGCGGATCAGGCCCAGCACAACGGTGGGAATGCCCAGTTCCGCGCCGGTCACCGCGCGCTTTTCGGCGCGCATGTCGCGTACGCGCTGCAGGAACCCCTTCACTTCCTTGTCGGCAAAGAAAGCGTCGCGTTCCTGAATGGTCATGTTGAAAAACTTGGTTCGGGTGTTCATGGTTCTTTCATCCTTTCTTTCGGTCTGTACGGGAACAGGCGCAGGCGCCTGCGGTTTGGTGCGCTGGTTCAGTTCGTCCAGCTCAGAACGCAGGTCTGCCAGCTGCTGTTCCAGACTTGCGCGTTCGGTTTCGTTGGTTTCAATTTCGCCGTTCAGGGCATCAGCCTGCTGCTCGAACGCTTCGGCCTCCGCCTCCACGGTGCGGCGGTCTTCCTCGCTGGTTTCTTCGGTCACTTCGTTCAGCGCGGCTTCGATCTCCGCTTCGCGGGTCTGCAATTCTGCTCTGCGCGTTTCCAGCGCGGCGCGGTCATCGGCGTTGCGGTTCAGCTTGCCCTGAACCTCTTCGATCCTTTTGCTCAGGATCAGTTGTCTAAGCGCCATTTGTGTATCCTCCCTTTGATGTTTTCCCGCCACAATTCGGTCTGGCGGTTTTTGATCTGCGCGTATTCGTCCATGCGCGCTTTTACGCTTGTTTTTTCGTATGCCGGGAATGTAACAATGCTGCCTTCCAGCAAGCGCAGCTTTTTGAGCGTCCAGTGTACGCTGCCGTCTTCCCGCACCTCGCGTTCCTCATCTTCGATCAGGAACCCGATGCTGCACTGATCCACGTCGCCGCGGTTCACACGCGCCCACATACTGGTGGCGTGAACGTCGTCCTCGTTTACTTCCACCTCGCCCCAAAGGCCGGTGTTGTCCACCCTGAGCGTGTACGTATTGGCTTTGGTGCGCCCCATTACAAGCGTGGTGTCGTGATTGATCAGGCAGCGGATATCATCTCCCAGCGTATCGTCGAAGGCGTGCGGGTCGATGCTTTCAGTTGCTCCCGGAAACATGTTGTACACATCTCCGAACACGGCAAAATAACCGGATATATATCGTTTGTCATCTCGCTGAGCAGCGCGGAACTGAGTTCCCATGTAACGGATCATCTTATCAGCTCTCGTTTCCACCCTTATCACCTCCTGTCTCTTTCAGCTTTTTCTGCTGTTTCAGCATGCTGGCCGGAATGTAGTTTTCCAACGCAAGCAATTCTTCCATCTCTTCATCCGGCGGAAGCCCTACCCAGTCGCGCAGTTCGTTTCTGCGCAGCGCGATACGATCCACCATTTCCTTTGCGTTGCTGATCACAGCCGTCAGGTTGTAGTTCAGCAGGCTCCGGTTGTTGAAGCGGAAATAATAATCTGGCGATATCAGCAGCTTTCGTGTGAATTCCTGTTCAATGATCCGGGCAATGTGCATTACACGCGTTGCAACGAACCAGTTGAATTCTACTTCGTTAAACTGGCCAACACCCATCAAAAAAGCCGGCACGCCAATGATGGCCGCCGCGCTTCGTTTGTCCAGTTCCAGATGTTTGTCGATTGCCAGCTGGCTCAGGCTTACGGGTTTGACTTCGCTTACCTCAAAAGCCTCCGCCGGAATCATCCACGGTTTGGTTCCCTGCCCCTGCGGCAGATATTGCGCCGCTACCTTTTCACGCCCCTCCGCCGTCTGCATATCGTCGATCAGTCCGTTCACACGCACGATCAGCGTAGGCGTCGGGTTTTTCATCAGGGCGTTTTTGGTTCTGGTGGCCTGATTCAGGCTTTTCACTACGTCGCTCAGTTCCACCGTGTATCCTGTTCCCATCCACGGTTTTTCCGGGTCTGGGTTCATCGGAAAGTGCAAAACCTCATCCGGCGCAAAGCTCTGACTGCCGTACAAAATTCGGTAGCTTTCTCCGTCGGGTATAAAGCTCACCTGACTTGGCGGCAGCGGCTTCAGGTTGTCCAGCAATCCGTCCATTGTATAGGTCGGCACTGTTACCTGATTTCCGTTTGTCATCAGCACCCTTACAAGGTTGAACATGAACGTCTGATGTGTCATCAGCTTGTTTGGTTCAATGTCAAGCTTTCGACTCAGCCCATTCCGTACACGCACATCACCTTTTTCGGTGTTCTGCATCAGCATGATCGTCATGTTTGCCACCATGCTTGCATATACGCCAATGGCTGTCTGCACTTCTGAACAGCTTGTGATCGGTTTGTATCCGCACGAAAGCAGTTCGTTCCATCCGTCCATGTTCGTCAGATAAAGCGCGCTTCTTTTCTGCTGTACGGGGGCGTCCCTTGCCATTGCTTTTCTGTTCTGGCTTTTCTTGCTCATTGCTTTTTCCACCCTTCTGCAATGTCCATATTGTCCGCATCTTCAATCAGGCGCACAGCCGCGAACACGCTGGCGTCAAACACGTCAATCCTGTGGTTTGGAGCAATTTTGTCATACTGGATCAGGTCGTCCGTTTTTTCCATGGCAAACACATTCTGAACGCAGTATTCATATGCGTCTGATCCCAGGTAATAAAAATTGCCGTTCAGCATTCTGTGTTCAATGCGCCTGAACCCCTGACTTTTTTTCCAGTGGTACTGCGGCTGGTCTTTTACTTTGAATCCGGCTTTTTTCATGCCGCGAAAGTATTCATCACAGAATTTCCTGTCGTGACCGAT